CTCCCCTGCTAAGGGAGTAGGCGTCTAAAAAGCGCGCGAGAGTTCAAATCTCTCCTTCCGCGCCAAAGTACCGATTTTAGCTGTTTTAAAGCTAAAATCGGTACTTTTTTATGATTTTCACCCTATTTTCTGCGTATTTTCAAAAAGCAAAAAATAACGTTATGACACGCTCTGTAACATAAAATTATTTCCCGTATGCTACATTGTATGCTACAAATTCAGCGCAATGCGAGGGGACTCCCCTATTTTTGCTACATGGACTTTATTTTCCGAAGCATAGAATCATAGACTTTTCGGTTCACAAGCGATAGTGTGTCCATAAGTTCATCAACAACCGCCCAAGCCCTTGCCGGGTCTTTCCCGGCTACCGCAAGTAAAAACTCACTGTCCCCGTACTCGCCCACGGTAGCCGGTTCTGCGGTCACAGGGGCGGAGGCGCCGGAGTAGTAACCCACATACTTGCCGCCGTCGCCCCGTTCCTCTTCCTGCATCTGCTTGCGGATCACGTACAGATCCGCAAGCTTAGCGTAATTCTTATAGTCGGATTCCTCATATTCCAGGCGAGCAATCTCTTTCCGGATTTCGGCTGCATCCAACATATTGCGCTCTCCTTATGCCCGCTCGATCTGCTCCATGCAGCGGCGGATCGCGTCACGGGTTTTATCGTCGTCCGCGTCGCGCATCATATCGTCCAGCTGCGCGCGCATATGCTCGCGGGCATCGGCGCGGGTATAGCGTCCCATTGCGTCACGGCGGCGGCCACGGTAAGAGCTGCCCCGGCCGTAAGTACCGCGCATATCCGCCTCCCACTCGCCATCGCGGGAATAGCCGCTGTCTTCAGCCATCTCGATCTTGTAGGTATTCTTGATGGAGCTGGTAAGTTTCTGGATCGCGTCGAGGTCGCCCGCAGACATTTCGCGCTTCTCGGCGATTTCGTCCAGCTCTTTGCAGAGCATTTCGCGGAGATTTCTCAGATCGTACATATTGCATCCTCCTTTCACGATACGCGCTCGACGATCATATTGCTATTTGCGAAACTGATCGCCTGCGCGCTGGTGTTCTTCGCCGCTACAGTCAGGCAGCAGCCGCGCGGGACTTCCACGAATGTGGAAACGAAGATGTTGAAATAGTTCTCAACAGCCGCAGGGGTTACGGTCGCTGTGGCGCCGCTCAGAGGTTCGCCGTTGATTGCGAGCGCAGCGGTAATGGCACCTACTGTTCCGCCTGTAGGGACGGCGATATTCGCGCCAAAGGATACGCGGAACTTCGCCTTGCATTGCTGCGTAAGCCCGCGCAGCGTAACAAGCCCGCTTCCTTCTCGATGTACGATGCACGGCTTTCCGCAAGCCGCCGTGGAGATCAGAGGGACGTTCTGCCCAGCGGCGACAGTTTGAATCCCGGATGATGTAAATTCAGCCATAAAATCATTCCTTTCTAAAAGCGCCGAATTCGACGCGGTTAAAAATAGCGGCGGGACGATTGCCCCGCCGCGTTGCTATCGAGTATCGGCAATGGGGCCGACCATTTTCGTGAGGCCACGAAAAAGCTCTACGATGTGGAGTTGTTACGCGCAGTTGCCGCAGCCGTAGTTGTAGCCGCTGTTGCAGCAGTACGGATTCGCGACAACATAGGCCGGGCTGGGACTCGGGCGAAGCGTGGAAACAAGGTAATTGTTCTGTGCCGCCTGCGATGCTGCCAGCTGGTAGCCGAAAAGCTGCTGGTTCTGCTCTGCGATCTTCGCGTCCTTCGCCGCAAGCTCCTGCGCCGTCAGACGCTGGTCGATGCTGCGGAAGCCGCAGTTCATCGCGTCGATGATGTCGCGGGTGGTGTTCTGCACGGTGTTGCGGGTGTCGCACGCCTGCGTCGCCATATCATAGCGCACCTGGGCGATTGCAGCGCGGTTTTCGCAGCAGCACTCCTGTGCCTGCATCGCCATGTTGTTCAGCTGCTGCATAAGCGCGGCCTGCTGATTACAACGAGAAAGTTCGGCGTTCTGGAAACCGCTGTTGAGGGCCTGCGTGGTCGTAGCAAAGCCGCCAGTAATGGCATTGTTCAGGGCAAACGTGGAATCGCAAATGCCGTTTGCCATACTGTCAAGTTTACGCTCAACACTTGCGAAATCGGACGTCAGCACGTAACCGTCCATCACGCCGCCGCTGCCATTGCCGCCCCAGCCGTTGCCGTTGCGTCCCCAGCCGAACAAAAACAGCACAATGATCCAGATCCAGTTATCACCCCACATCCCCATACCGCCGCCGTAGTTATTGGCAGGCTGGACGGGCATAGTCGGCTGAATGCCGCCATCAGTAAGACTCATAAAATTCTCCTTTCGTAGATTTTGAAATTTATCTCAATCGTGGCCACGAATTAAGATTCATTTTATCCGAGCAGCTGCCGGAATTGCACAGCCATTTGCTGCATTTGATTCAGCTGCTGCTGCGTGATTTTCCCGCTCTGTACCAGTTTTTCGACCTCTGCTTTCGGGTTGCCCTGAAACGTCTGCTGAAACTGCCGGAATTGCTGCACCATATTTTGAAACTGCCCCATCTGGCCGGGCATCTGCCCGCCGCCGAGGGCCTGAAACAGGGGGTTAGCCATCGCTTTCAGCCTCCTTTGTCTTTCTCGCCGGTCTGACGCTTGGAGCGGCCAGCTTCGCCACAAGTTCGTCGAACTCCTTGCGCGTCACGTATTCCTCCATCATGCCTTTTCGCGCCGCTGTGGGCGTTACAACGGCCTGTGCACGCTCTACGAGATCGTAGGTTGTCATGGCCGGTTTCCCGCTCGCGTCGGCCTTTTTCACGTACACGACAGGCGCATTCATATCCCAGAGCGTAACGGCGTTGTTAGGCGCGACAATAAAGTCGTTCGCCGCCTGCTCGTTCGGAACCCAGATGATCGACTGATTCTGTGGCTGCTGGGGCTGCGGTTGGTAAGCCGGCATCTGCGGCGCGGGCTGATACTGCGGACGCATCTGCATCTGCGGCTCCTGCATCTGCGGCATGGGCGGCTGATTGTAAATCGGCTGCTGATACACATACGGCTGTTGTCCGAACATCATTTATCCTCCTTTGCCCAGTAGAACAGCGGGATCTCATTGCCGCTGTCCCATGTGTCGAAATAGCTTCCGTTCTCCGCACAGACCACATGACTGGACAGAGCAAGAACATACACGCCGCGCGGATGGTCTGCGCAGAAATCCGCGACCGTGTAGCAGTCCGGGCATGTGTTCGGGATTACGTTCCGGGTAAAGCCCTGCTGCCGGAGGTAAGCGCTCCATACGCTGTTTGCGCTCGGCAGATCGCCCATGATGAGTCCCTGCAGGCACAGGCCGATATACACCTCGTCCCAGCTCTTCCCGGTCGCCTTTGCGATAGCCCGGACGGTGCAGTCCCCGACCTTCTGCCCGGCGGGATTTGGATTAAAATAAGAAAAGCCCATACCGAACACTCCTTTGTGTGTCCAGTATGGGCTTTTTTACGGCTTCTTGTGCCTCAGTTGTGTATCAATTTGGTTCAAAATTTAAGCCCGTGGTTATTCCACGGGCTTAGTTTTTGTTATCGTTCGTTCACAGCCAGAATCTCTGCCGCCATCGCGATCACATACGGCGGGCAGGCGCGGTCGCCGAGGCACCAGTGCTGCACGGTACGCAGCGGAACGTTGAAATACTGCGCAAAGCCGGTCTGCGTCAGCCCGTATTTCTCGATTAGCTCCGGGATCGTGCAGTGCGTGCCGTCCCAGATCCCGCCGAGCAGCGCCAGCCGCTCCGCCGGAACCTCGGCGTCTTCGGAATCGCCCCAGATGCTGGACAGCGCCAGATCGGAGATATAGGCGTCGCGGTCGGTGTATGCGCCGGTTTCGGCGTAGAGGGCGGAGCGGATAAAGGGTGTGAGTTTCATTTTTCGATCCTCCTATACTGATGAATTTTGCTGCATGAGCGCGTCCCAACGCGCCCAGAGTTCGCGGTTGCAAGGTTCGCCGTGCAGCGAATCGAGAATATCAGCAACTTCTGCCGGGCTTTGATAGTACAGGACGCACGTTTCACCGGTCTGCGTGCGCCGAAATTGCAGTTTTTTCGGCCCTGCCGGAAAATGCGAGGATATTTGCATTAAAAGCTCAGGCTGCCCGTAAACCCGCAGCCGTGGTGTCCTGATGGGCTTGCCACGTACCTTGTGCGGCCAGAGATCAAGGCAAGCTTGCAGCTCCACCACACCGCGGCAAAATCCCTGCCAATCCGTCACGTCGGCGAGGGACGGGAGAAGATGCACCTTCGCGGATTTCACAACCCAAAAGTCTTTCTTTCCGTCTGCGCGGTGCTGGAGGTATGGCGCGGTTGGGAAAAGCTCGGCAACCGCGTCGATGTACCACCGATCAACACAGCGCACAAGGAACCTGCCGCAGGTATCAACGCCGAGCAGCATGAGGATCGCTTGCTGATAGCCAGTCAATCGCACTCTCCCGTTCACTCTGCATCATCATCCAAGCTGTCGACGATCTCGGCGAACTGCGGCGCAAGCTCGCCCCAAAAATAAGCGTTAATGGGCTGGCCGTCGATGCGGACAGTAGCAAGCGTGTCGTCGTCGAACTCCGGGTATTCGGCATTGCAGAGATCTTCCGGAGATTCAAAGTAGTCCAGCGAATAATCGAAATACACGCAAAATGCGTCGCCCAGGCAGGCGTCCATATCGCGGCAGAGGATCGCGGACTGTTCTTCCGTGTCGCCAGCCTCGGTGGCAATGGCGGTGCAAGCAATGAGTTCGTAACGGTTGTTGATGATCTTGGTTTCCATGGTGTACCTCTTTCCGGCTTTCGCCTTGTTTTATCTTATGGCCTTATTATACGCCCAATGGGCGCAAAAGTCAAGAGGAAAATGAAAATTTTCTTAAAAATAAGCGCCGATTTCTCGGCGCTTATCTCAGTTATACAGTTTGCTGGATGTCCGCTGCATCTCCCGCATGATCTCCGGTAGGCGGCGCTGTACCGTGGCGCGGCCAAGATACAATTCTGTTGCAACGTCCACTTGCGGGAGCTTGTCCACGAAGTAGAGCTGCGCGATCTTCTCGTTCTCCCGGCCAAGATTGGCCTGATAGATCACGGCCTCCATATCCTTGCGTGTCAGGCGGCCCAGCTCCGGCGGCAGCTTGGCCCGCGCCTGCGGCGACATACGCTCCGCCTCCTTACTTTTCCTTGTGCTTCAGCACGGCGATATTGCCCTTGTTGCCGATTTCGAGATCCAGCGCAGCGGCCAGATCGCGCACTTTGATGTAATTCGTGCCGTTCTTCAGGATGCGTTCAACGGCAACTTCCTTGCCGTCCACGATGATCTTGCTCTTTTCTACCACTTCGGTTTCCTCCTCTGCATTTTTTCCGTCTTCGAGTGCCATGACCGTATGGCCCTCGCTTACCAGTACGTCGCCGCGCAGGAGATTGACGTCCGTCGTCAGATACTTGCTGCCGGTCAGCAGCACAAAATCTCCCGTTGCGGGCCAATCGTCCAGCATACAGTAGGTGGTGCAGGAATTCCCCTGCTTTTTGTAGAGCGCGGCGACGGCCTCGCATCCTGCGGCCACGGCGCAGAGCGTCATAAGGCCGGAGCAGTCCGTCTCCACGGGCTTTGTGATCTTGCTCACGTCCCACTGGACGGCTCTGGCGGCCTCATATGCCGTGTTCCGGTCACTCATATCGTAACCGATGTTCCGGTTTTTAATGGCCGCCTCGCACGTCTGCGCGGCCCGCTCGGCCTTTTTGCGGCTCTTGTAGCGCAGGACGCCGAGCCAGCGGCCATTGTACCAGTTGGAGATATTCAGCTCTCGGCCGGTCTGGTTGCCGGGCTGCTGGTTGCGGCCGCCCGTCTCGCCGAGGCTGGCCTGTCCGATCTTGATGCTCATTTCTGCGCATCCTCCTTTGTGGCGTTGTCGATCGCGTCCTGCGCTTTCTGGCTCTGTGTGCCAAAGTAAAACGCGATCACGACGGTATATACCATCATAAAGTCCTGCGAGATCTTCCCGGCGACTGCCATGTACGCAAATACCGCCGTCAGCACCAGTGTGACGATAGATTTGACGCTCAGCAGATTGCCGAGCCGCTTCTTGATGTTTTCCATATGTATGCTCCTTTCAGTCCTTTGTTTCGCTTTCGCTTCTCGTCGCAACTGCGTCAGAGATTGCGAGGTTCGCACGAAGCATTGTATCCTCCAACTTTGTCAGGGCGATACTTCTATTCCTTCCCGCCGGGAGCTGCATGATGAGCGCTTCCGCTTCTTCAAGCTTCCCCCGAATGCTTTCCGACAGGTGTTTATCCATCGGTTCAAAATTCACTCGCTTATACATATTGTGTACCCCTTTCGTTATTCTACCGGATCATTCTTTTTTGCAAAAACCCGCTTGAAGGCAAGCAGGCCAAGCTCTGTGATGGTTGCCCAGCCGGTAAAGCCGAGCACGTCGGACAGGTCGACCGACGCGCCGAGCTCCGGGCTGCGGATGACTGCAATTAGGACGGCGACGGTTTTCAGAGCGCAGGCCCAGACAATTACCGTCGTGATGAGCTGGAGCAAGTACACAACAATGGTTCGCGCCATTTCCCCCTTGCTCCACTTGCCTTTTACCCGCATATCTGCCTCCCAATTTATTGCACACTGCTATGCCCGCACTGCGCCTCCAGCTGGTGCAGGAATTTTTTCACATCGCCGTTCCCGCCCATTTTTTTATACTTCTCTCCGGCGATCAAGCGCTCTGCCATTGGCATTTCCTCGCTCATGATCGTGAGGCGGAGGATTGCCAGATACTGCTCGTCCTGATGCTCCTGCATTTTCCCGAGCTTTTTGTCGATCTCGGCGAGGTGCGTATCCTGCGATGTGGCCTTGCCGCGCTTTTTCTGTATCGCGCTGACGATGGCATTGACTACCGCCGTCAGCGCGGATGAGCCAAGCGCGGCGCAGGCGAGGGTGACGATGATGGTTTTGGTGTCCATTTTTCTGTACCTTTCTCTTTTATTTGCCGGGCTAATCGTCCGCCATTTTGATGTAGGTGGTGGTATCGCTGGAATAGCTGATCGTCGGCAGCGTCGTGCCGCCGAGGGCTGCGTAGAGGGCCGGGTATGCAGTCTGATCGAAGGTAGCGCCATCGCAGGCATGCCACGGGGCGGAGAGGACGCGGACGGTCGTGAGGGTGTCACCGACGTGATAATTCGGCTCCGACAGCTTCCCGAATGCCTCGTTTACCATCGGGTTCGCCGGTGCGTCGCCCGCTCGCCAGATCTTTGCAGCGCTCTGTGCCGTCAGCAGGTTCCCGGCCGTGAGCGGCGTTCCAGCTTCCAGCGGCTCGTCCTCCGGACGGATCCATTCGTAGCGCAGCAGACTTCCAGCCGCGCCATATACCCCGTACCGGACAGCGCCGTTCGCAAGATCGTTTGTGCCCTGTCTGTCCTGCATAGTTACTCCTCCAGTGCCTTGATATAGGCTTTGCTGCGACTATCGGGTGTAATGACAGGGATTTTCTTGTTGTCGTACGCAAAATCGTGGACACCATCCTGTACAATCGTGCCCTGAGACTTGTATGGCAGTCTTACGATGGTGCCTGCTGCAACAGGATAGTTACCAATGGCTTTAGGAAGTGAGGCCGAAAAATCCCATCCTTGCTCTATATCTTCTGCTACTTTAACCGTCGAATCGTACACCCCTACAACCTGATCGCTGCAGCTTATCGCATACTGTATTCTATCGCCTTCAGTTATCCTAGACGTCGATACGTCCAGTGTGCTTCCAACCGTTATCTTGCAGCGATAATATTCATACCTGTCGAGTGTGTAGTATAGGTATACATCGTTATTCACCTCAAAAAAGGCTTCATACTCAATAGAATCTGTTGGTTTAAGTGTGTTCAGGTTTTTGTCAAGTCGTGAGGCTGTAACACCTTGGAAGTATGAAAGCCACCCGTATGAGTTGTCGACATTAGAGCCGGAAGGCCGTATAGTTACGACAAAAATGCCATCGCCTGCTGCCGGAACGAGAATCTTCTGCAGAGAATGCCCAGGGAGTTGCGATCCAGCAGTCCACGATGTTTCCGAGCTAGTTGCTGGTCTGGTTTTAGCTGTAAGCTGATCTGTATATCGAAATAAGGCGATTGAGGCGTATGGAACGTCCTCTATATCTACTATAAAGAAGTAGCGGCCATCCCAATATATGTCTGCACGCGTACCTGTAAAGTCTTCTACCCGATCTGAATCATACCAGTTGAAGACCCCTGGGGAATCGATTTGAAATGCGTTAAATACCTCTCTTGCAAATAGAACACCCCAACTGTATTTTGTGCCTGATGTTGTAGCGCACAGTACTAACACGCTACATACATATTGATTATTGTAGTACTTTACAGCATTTGCTGCTACAATTCGAGAAGTAAGTGTTGTCGAGTCGGTCCAGAAGTTCTGCGGAATCGGCCATTCTACCCACGTCTCGCCGTCGTCCGACACCAGAATGTGTGCGGATGTCGCGTCCCGGTACGTGCGGAACCAGTGGCCGTTTTCGTAGGAAAGCGCGTCGCCGCCCGCTCCGACGTTTGTTGATACGGTCTTTTCCGTCCAAATCGCCGGGCTGTCCGGCGTCCGCAGGACGGCGCAAAGGCTTGGATACTGTTCCTGCGATACAGTGCGCCCGTCGCACGGGATCCATGCGTCGGAGAGGTCGGTGCGGGCGGTGATAGTGATGTCGCCGACTTTGGCCGTACCCTCCGAAAGCTTGCCGAGCGCGTCGTTCACGGTCGGGTCGTCCGGCTTCTTCGAGCCGGGCCAGATCTTCGCGGCGGTTGCATCGGATAGCAGATTTGCCTTGTTGAGTGGCGTACCCTCGACGGTAGGCGCGTCCTCGCGCTTGAGGTATTCGTAGTGGTTGAGCGTGCCGTCGGCGTTATAGACGCCGTAGCGGATCGCGCCGTTGGCTAAAACCTGTGTTGGCTGCCTATCTTTCATGTGAGTAATCCTCCTGCGGCGCACTCCGCCGCGCCGGTGTGGCGAAAAGATTTTGCAACGTTGACGATTAAGTCTTCGCAGAGTTTCAGGATTCGCTCGATGTTGTTTGCATCGGTGTAGGTCAGGCGGCCCAGCTGCGGCGCGTCCGGCGTCCCGGCAGGATACGCAAGCGCGTCGCGGATGGATTGCACCTGCTTGCGGTATGCCTCGGCCTGTGATGCCGTTATAATGTCCGTTACGGCCCAATCGGTTTTAGCCGTCCACGTAATGCTCTTCCCGCAGATTGAGGCGAGGCGTCCCGCCAGATAGTTCAGGGCGGTTCCTACGCGGTTCAGATCGGAAGCGTTGTACGCGCCCTTCATCCCCGCCAGCCATTCCGCCTGCTCGTCGGAAGTCATGGCAGAAAAGCCCTTCGCGGCAAGCTCCCGCACTCGCTCCACATCCGCCTGCGTCCGGTCGGTGACGAGGGTAACGATGATGGTCTTGGTGTCCATGGTGTTCTCCCTTCTTCTCGTAAATTACGCCTGTTCCTGCCAACCAGCCGGATATTCCGCTGGTGAAAATACATTCCCGTCAATCAAGCTGATGTAATGCTTGCCTTCAAACGTCACCTTGTCACCCTTATTGTAGGCATCATGCGCACCAGTAGGTTGCACAAATTCCGGCCATTCCTCTAGTGAAACGATCACAAACAGTGCCGGTGTAATATCCGGTGTCCAGTCTGCCTGTGAGGTATGCGCCTGCACCACGCGATATAATACGCCATTGTATTGCAGCCGATCATCGACCGCGTAAGAATGGCCTGTCACCCACTGTGGGAATAACTCTACTGCTTGCAGTGCATCCTCATCGGGTAAGCTAATAGACGCTTTTTCAATATAGGGTCTCAATGCTCTGGCTCTTTCTATGTACCTCATCAATCTGTCTCCCCAAGTAAAATTTTCGCTGCTGTTTCTGCATCTGTGAGTGGTAGCGCCGCACCCATTTCCTCATAGCTGCCCTCCGGCTCCGTACCTTTCAACGTGTAACCGGGGAGATGAAACGCCCTGTCAGAAAGCACCTGATGTTCAGTTCCTTCTTCATCCGTAATAGTCACAGCCATCTTCGCGCAAAATCCTTCTGCCTGATCTTCCTTGCACGGGACATAACAACCGTTGCCGTGCAGTCGGATGGGCACAATACTGTCCGCATAACCTGCAAATGCGCCGTCTTGTTTTACTGCATACATGGTATCCCTCCAAATTTCTCTTGATAAATTTTCTCTAATCGCTCTGTGCTTGCGGTACGCAGCCGGTTTTTCCAGTACCCGTTTTCCTGCCCCGGCCATTTGTCATCCGCAAAATCTTCACCGCAGCCGTGCTTTGCATACCAGCGGTAGAGGTGTTCAAGCATTTCTTGCCGCATCGCGCCCTCTGGTGTATTCTGCCTGAAATGCTCCCACCCGTTTTCGGATGTCGCAGCGCATATCCGCCTGCCGTCCTCTGCAAGCAGGAACCCTTCGATCTCCGATACCGCAGTTCCATATTGGAGATTAAATTCTCCATCGATGCCATTCCCGCGGAAACGCTTATACACGATATACTCCATGCGCTTTTCCCTCATACGCAAAAGCCGGGCGCGAAGCCGAGGGAATAGTACGCGATGTTGATGTCGACTGTCCCGCCGGTGGTCACATCCACGAAAACGTTGGAGGAGATCGTAGACGGAGAACGGAGCCACCAAATAGCGGCTGCCGCCGTTCCGTTGTGCTTGTACTTGATTTTGCTGTTCCCGGCGGAATAATAGGCGTACTGCGCTTGCTTGCTCGCCTCGTTCGGGTTTGCCCTCGAAATACTCCCGAAAACCTCAAGCTCGGAGAGGAGGAAAAAGTAATCCGTCGTCGCTGTTACGTTGTTCGCCGATGGATTTCCGCCGCCGGTGTTGTCCGTGTACTTCGTCACGGATTTCAGCACGGCTCTGAGCGCTGCCGGGATGGCCGCAATGATCGTACTAGAGTAGCTTGATAGGCTTGTACCGCAAGTTCCTGTTCGCATATTTGACGATGCCCAACCGCCCAAGTTTGAGTTTCCGGTATTCATGACGAATCCGACACCGGTATTGTTGTAACTGCTGTAATAGCTGTCGCATAGCGCAACGTCCGTACCTCCGGATAGGGCGGTTTTTGCGAGTTGGAAATGGATGCGGTTTGCGCCCTCAACGCTCGCATTATGGTTGAATCCGATAATGAAAGCATACGTTGTGTAATTAGAGAGCGTCAGGGCCCCTACCGTTCCATCTAGTGTTACAGCTTTTCTGTCCCCGATGCTCCAATAGTTCGCGCCTTGTCCCGCGTCGGATATATTTTTTATTGTTTCCCAAGTATTGTTATTCAGTAACGGGTCTACAAAATTAAGCGACACCGCATAGCTGTCCGTGATAGATACGGATTTTGTGTCAGAAGTTTTCCCGTCCAGCGTAGCAGATACGCTCCATGTGCCGATCTCCGGAACGATAAGCGTACAAACTCCGGTGCTGTCAGATGTTCCGCTGATCGTTTTGGAGCCATTTGTCGCCGTGACGGTCGCACCCGCGGATACCGTTACGACCAGTTGCGGAACGATCCCGGTTTGAATTGCACGAACCGCGCTTGCAAAACCATCTGGGTAAGTCAGCGGGTCGGATGTTCCGCCTTTTTCTCTGATGGCATCGGCAACTGACGTGAGTTCTATATCGTTCGTTAAATATTCAGTTGCCATCAGAAGCTACCTCCATTCGCGTTTGCGATCTCTACCGCCGCCCACGCACCGGAAACAACCCGCAGAAATTTTCCATTATCAGCGGCGGTGACAGACGGCACTTCGCGAACCTTGACAGCTCCTGTTTTCCCGTTCACGCTCGTCACGGGCGCTTCCGTTAGATAATCCGTGCCAGCCGCGGCCACCTCCCACGCCGTCGGCTTCCCTCTGGCGTCCACCGCCTTGACCTTGATCAGGTCCCCGACGGCCGCACCGGAGGCGAGGATCACATCTTGCTTTCCGTTCCACGCGTCTTTGTTGCTGCGCACGTCGGCGATAGCCTCGTCGATCTGCGCGCCGGTAAACTGGCTGTTGTAAGCCATACGATCACTCCTTCATACACAGAAAATCCTCGCCGTCCGCGGTCTTCAGCGCCTGCGACTCTCCCAGCGGGATAAAGCCGTAGTTGTCGTTCCAGCTGCCGTCTGCGCTTTGCGCGAACAACGAAATGCGGTATTCCCCATCACCGGAAAGCAGAAAATCGTCGTAAACCTCAAAGGTGCGCTGCGTGCCCGCTGGGGTCTGGGAGAAGGACGCGATCAAAGCGCCCTTCCCGCGGCCCCAATCCTCGCCGGACTTCGTCGCGCGGCACTCAAAAGCCGTATAGGCGATGTCCGACGAGAAGGAAACGGTGATCGAGTTGAACCCCGAGACCGCCGAGATCTTGTTTCCTGTGATGGAGAAGGTCAGCTCCGGCGCGGCCATTAGGCTGCGCTCCACGTCCCGGCGGCGTTCTTGACGAAGACCTTCACGATCTTCACGCCGTCGCCGGAGGACGCTGCTTCGAGATCCGCGCCCTTGACGGTGACGTTGATGGCGGTGTTCTTCTTGTAGCCGCCCGCCGTGCCGCTGACGTTGGTGGAGCCGCCCGTCGTCGGGATCTGGGTGCCCGCCGTGTGCAGGCTGCTCGTCGCCGGGACGACGCGGACGGTGTATTCCTCGAAGTCCACGTCGCAGACGAAGGAGAATGCAGCTGCGTCGTAGCCCGTTACCTTGGAAATGCGGCTCTTGTCGGGGCCGGTGATGGTCACGGCGGGGATCGAGGTGTTGAGCGTGATGGAGTCGCTGGCCGCAGTCGATTCGTTGCCGACGTCGTCGCGCACCTTTACATAGATCGTCTTCAGGCCGTCGCCGTCCGGGAGCGTAATGGATTTTGTTGCGGCGAACGTCTCCCACGACGCATCTGCTTCCTTTGCCGCCGCCTTTGTGCCCCAGATCTTCATCTGGTAGCCGGTCGTCGCGGCGTCGGTGACTGAGATCTTCGCGGTGACGGTCGCGCTGGTCGCGTACTGCGCGCCGTCGTTCAGGATCAGCGATAGGCCGGCAGGTGCCAGCGTATCAAGTGTCAGATTGAAAAAACTTGCCATCTGGATTTATCCCCTTTCTTCGCTTGTGAGTTCGATGTACAAAAAGCCGCCAGGCCTTTCGTAGATGGTTTCTGTGCCCAAGCGGGCGGATTTGATGCCCATGGAGCCGATGAACAGCTCCAGAATGCGTTTGATTCCAACTGCCAGCATGTTATCCCTCCAACAGATACAGTGTCCGCGCGTCCTTTTTGTCCAGCGCGTCATAGTCCGATTTTTTCAGCACGCGGATCTCATCGATCTGCGCCGATGCAATGCCTCCGCCGCCAGAGCCGCCGCCAGCACGCACGGAAACGTTAAAGGAAACGTCGATCGGATCGCGGTTCTTGAGTTCAAATTCAATGCCGCCCATCACAACACCGCCTTTGAAAGCGCGTGCGCAACGTCGATCTGCTTGATCTCCGAGCCAATCACGTCACCGCTCTTGAATTTCACGCGCACCTGCATCTGGCAGAGCTTCGGGAGCCGAAAGGTCTCCTGCTGGGTGAGGGGAAACAGAAACTTTCCGTCCTCGTATCCGATCTCTCCCGGATAGCTCTTTTGCAGATAAAGCAGAGAAATTTCCACCTTTTCAACGCTTGCAACGTCCAGAGGCTGCCCTTTATTCTTGATGGTAACACTAAGGTTATACGAATCTCCCTGTACCAAATGCCGCACCTCCGTTCTATGTGCCGATAATCTTGCATTCTGCCGCCGCGATTCCGCTGAGGCGAATGTCCATACTGGTGATCGTTCCGGTGATCTTCGTGCCCCACGGCGTTGTGGTCTGCACGTAATCGCCCGGGGCTTCCTTGTCCACGATAATTTTGACACTGTGCGTCTGACGGCGCATATAGTAGTCAAAGACGTGCTGCGCGACGGCGGCAACGTTGTCGCTGTTGACCAGCGTAGCGTCGCGCACCTCGATGACGTTCGGCTTGGTCTGCGTGGTGGCGTTCGGATTGGTCTTGGACGTGACCGACGTCGTGTGATAGTAGGTCGTACCGCCGACCTCCACGCTCTCTCCGCTTCCGGACGTCGAATAGTTGTGTGCCGTCACGCGGATCTCCGTGACCGCTGCCGCCGTTTCAACGCTGCCGCCCGTGTATGTCCGGTCAAGTGGGATCGTGGCAGGAGAGGCCGCTGTGAGCCTCCGGACGCGCACGCCGCGCGACGCGCTTGTGTCGATGGTCGCGCGCAGGGCAAAGACGATCTGCTGAAGCGCCTCGCGCTTGGTACAGTCCGGGATATAGCCCGTTACTGTCTCGTTCTCCAGCGCCGCGTCAAAATCCAGCGTGAAGTGCGTGCCAAGGATCGAGCTTATCAGCTCTTTTGCGTTTTTCTCGCTATAGATTGCCGCCGCAAAAGGCTCATCGTCCAGAATGCCGAGTGCATCCTGGCAGGAGACATCATAGAGCCGGGCGCTCGACCGGGACGAGCTCTTGATGTAAAAGACGCCGATCAGCTTTGCGCCGTCGTATGCGCTGACGGGCTGCTTCTCTTGGAAGATGAAATCGATATCGTCCGAATTGTCAAGCGTGAAATCCAGCGTGTTGATCTCCACATCGTCAGATATCACGCTGATCCCCTCCGTGACGTTGACGCTGCGCAGATCCTCCCGCTCGAATTCCCGGACGATGCCGAAGAAGATCTGTCTGAGTTTCGCGTACCGGTACGGCAGGCTCGTCTTTTTCAGCTCGATCACGAGTTTGCTGTATCCGGAGACAGGCTTTGCGCAGAAATACTTCTGGCCGTCCGGCGTGAAGTCCTGCGACGCGACGGTTGTCTCGCCGTTGTACCACGTCATGGTCAGGGCGCTGCAATAGTCGCCGGTGCCACCGTCAAAATAGAGGTAAATGCCGGAGCTTGCGAACGTGCCGTCCAGCGTGATGGTCAGCGTCGGGTTTGCGTCGAAGGTGCAGTCTGCTTTGCTCGGCTCGGTAGACCAGAAGGCCGCCCGCTCGGTCGTGAGGATCGGGCGGGAGCCGTCCAGCACCCACTGGTTCAGCTCGTTTGTTGCGACGATCACCGGCTCTGTGCCATACGGCAGTTCCGGAAGGTCGGAGAAGGGCTTCGCAGCGGTGCTCGCCACGCTGGCCGCCTCCGCCGCGCCTACCGCAACGTCCTCATAAATCACTCGAACGCTCATACCGGAACCCTCTTCGGTTTCATTGCAACAAAGTTAATCGATAAGTTCTGCCATTCGCTCCTATCGCCGTATCTTGATACAAGTTCATCTTCTCCGTTTGCCACATAGGCATCAAACGTCAAAACAGATTGCGCATACGGGACAGTCAGAACGTGGCTATCGACCGGCGCGGAAATGTTCTCGTAAAACGCATCATATTCTGCAAGATCAGACGAAACAGGATCGATCTCCAAACTGTAATTGTAAAATGTACCGATAATGTCGCGCGTCATCGCGCCGGTCATCACGCGGCCCGCGTTATCGCCGTCGAGGACGGAAAACGAACGCTTTAGGCTCACAACATGCAGATTCGGATACTCCTTGCCGTCAAGGCTCAAAATGCTTGTCATGCCTTCACCCCCGCAAGCTTCACTCCGACGCGCTGTGTTTCCTCGTTGTTAAGGTTATACACCGCGCGTCCAAGTTCTCTGTGGTCGAGCTGCATAACAACCGTGATCTGTCTGCCGCCCATGCCGCCCGTTTCGTTCATGGCCTGCTTGAACGCCTGCACCATTGTGGCAAGCGGGGTTTCGATATTCGTTCCGCTTTTCTGGTCTCCCAGCACAGCCATAAACTCCCGGTTCGGCGGGATGACCGCGCCGGAGGCTAGGCGGGGGAGTTGGACATTTCCCCAGCTTACATTTCCAATGTCTACGCCCGGAACCTTGTTCAGCAGCCTAATCGCCCCGTTCACAAGGCCGCCCAAACCGCCAAGCGCGCGATTGATCCCACTCTCGATTTCGGCAATCAGGCCGTTCATGGCGTTTTTCGCAAGATTGGCCCACCATTCGCCTGTGAATACAGGCGCAATGTTCTTCTTCCAGAAATCTTTGATTTTGCCCCAGCAATCTTTTACCTTGCTGACAATAAAATCCCAGTTCGGCGCAATAGCCGCAGCCAGGCTTACGCCGCCCGCTGCGAGAAGTCCAAGCCCGAGCGGAATTCCTGCACCTGTGAACAGGAGAACCGCGCCAAGCGCAAGGAGCGCGCCGCCAACGATTGCAGTAATTTTGCCAAGCGGCCCTTTCATTTTTTCCTGAATCGTATTCCAGTTGACAGCCGCCGTTGCTGCAAGTCCGATTGCGCCCGCAGCCATCAGCCCGATTCCAAGCGGAAGGCTTGCGCCTGTAAATGCAAGGATCGCACCGACCGCAAGCAGCGCCGCACTGACAATCGCGGTGATCTTCCCTATCGGCCCTTGCAGTTTTGTTTTGATCGTATCCCAGTTGATAGTTGCTGTTGCTGCAAGCCCTGCCGCTCCTGCAACCATCAGCCCGATACCGAGCGGCAGATTCGCACCGCTGAATGCGAGAATTGCGCCAAGCGCAAGCAATGCCGCACCCACGATCGCTACAATATTTCCGACAGGGCCCCGCAGGGCCGCCGTGATCGTGTCCCAGTTAACAGCCGCTACCGCAGCGAGACCGACCGACCCGGCCGCCATCAGCCCAATGCCGATAGGAATGTTTGCGCCGCTGAACGCTAAGATCGCGCCGACAACAAGCAGCGCCCCGCTTACGATTGCCGTAATGATTCCGATGGGCCCTTGCAGCGCTTCTGTAATTGAGCCCCAGTTTGCCGCCACAGTGGCCGCAAGGCCGACCGCACCGGCGATCATCAGTCCGAGGCCAAGCGGAATGTTTGCGCCAGAAAAGACAAGGATCGCGCCGATTGCAAGCAAGGCAGTACTTACAATCGCCGTGATAAGTCCGACTTGCCCTTGCAGGATTCCAGCGATTTCTCCCCAGTGATTGCTTACCGCGTCCCACACCGCCAGCGCGCCAACTGCCATAAGCGCTATTCCAAGCGGGATGTTCGCGCCGCTGAACGTGAGAATTGCGCCAAGCGCAAGCAATGCCGCGCCCACAAACAATTCTGTAATTGATGTCAGCTGATCCTTTATCATGGCGCTGAAATCGGGTGCTATTGTATCGGATCCGATTCCGCCACCCGCTCCTGCGCCGCCGCTGCTTCCGGAATCATTCGAAAGCTGGTTGATTTCGTCAAACGACGCCATGCTTTTCCCTGCTTTTTTTGCTGCGTCTCCCACATCGGAGATTGCTTCCGCCTCGTCTCCATATGCCGCAGCGGCTTCCGCCGCAGATTTCGGGAAAGACGTTCCGAACAGCTTAGAAACCAGTGTTGCAAGCGCGTTTACAATTCGAGTCAGCACGTTCACAAGAAGGATAAAAGCAGGAATAACCACCTTCATGATTGGCTGCGCAAGCGTGAGCAGAGCGCCCTTCAGCCTGGCAACTGCCGCGCGCGCTTCGTCGCTTTTCTTGATCGTCTCGCTAAGCCAGCTGCGCAGCTGGGAAAGGCCGCGGGACAGGACGGTAAAGATCAGCGCGCTCCTTAGTACCCCGCTTAATCTTCTTCCGAATTTGTTCATGCTCTTTTCGACGCTCGCCGATACCTCCGCCATTTTAGCCGAGGCTCCGCTGGCGTTCGTGATCTGCTGCACCAGCTCACCGGCTTTGGTCTTTGCAGCGTCAAGCGCATCGGTCTGGGTTATCACCTTGTCGGTGATCTTTGCATATTGACTCCCGAGCTTTTCCGCCGTTTTGTTTTGCTGCACCAGCAGCTGTTCCTGCTCTTTGATCTGCGCAGCAACCTCCGCCTGTCGAGAATAAGCGTCTATGTACTCAGCTGGATTAGCCGAAGTGTTTCCGGACGTGATGCCCTTTAGGCGGTCAGCCTCCGAGCGGAGCGATTTCAGCGCGTCTTCCGTCTGCTTTGCGGACTGAAGCGCAGCGTCCAGCTCCTTTTTAAGCCCGTTCTGCGTTCCGGTATCCTCGTTTAGCTTGGCTTCCATCTTGTCGATTTTCGCAGACAGCGTATCAAGCTCCTTCTGTGCCTTTTTCGCGTCCGCGTCGACGGCGATCACAATTTTTCCATCCGCCATATTTTCACCACCTTTTCGGTTGATTTTTGTCATTATTTGTGTTATCTTCTAAGTAAGGAGGGAAGAAATATGAGTGATTGCATTATCCAAATCAGCCGGGACAATTCTTTTTACGGTTCTGGCCTGACCGTCGGCGTTGCATTGGATGGCTGTGATGTCGGCACGCTGAAAAACGGTGAAGAACTTCGAGCTGTGGCCGCTCCGGGCCAGCACGAACTTTCTTTTTACCGGTATCGCCGTCTGGATAAAACCATATCCTTTACCATTGCCGAAGGGCAACAGAATGCGTTTTTTACCATCAAGATTAACGCCTCGAACCGCGTTGACGTTGTTGGCGGGCTAAAAACCAAAAAGCAGGCGAAACGCCCCAGCGGCTGCCTGACGGCTTTAATCGTATTCCTCTGTCTTTTCGTCTTTATTGGCGCGGCCTTTGCTTCCTGCGGATCGTCCTCCAAGCCGAAAAAGGTCGGAACCTCAGTTTCTTCTTCGCAGCAGCCGCCGCAGCAATCCGATTCCGGGCCTGAAACATTTGGCGTTGGGGATCAGGTCGTTCTAGACGGCGTGGCGGTCACGTTGCTCAGTGTTACCGAGAATTCCGGCCAAAATTACGTCTCGCCGGATGATGGAAAGGTCTTTGTTCTGTGCGAATTCGAGATCGAAAACAATTCATCCCGCGATATTGCGTCCAGCACCATGCTTTCATTCGAAAGCTACATTGATGGCTATACAACCAGCCTCAGCCTCACCGCCATGATGAGTTCCGGCGAGCCGCAGCTTGACGGCACGATTGCCGCCGGGAAGAAAATGAAAGGTGTCGTCGGATATGAAGCGCCGCAGGATTGGAGTGAGATCGAGATTCGATTCTCTCCAAGCTTCTGGGGTAGCGAAATCGTTTTCGAGTATAAAAAATAAGTTTTTCCTGCTGCCGCCCCTTAACCGGGGCGGCTGTTTTTTGTCCCGACTCCCCATACGGCAAGCAGGTCGGCTTCGGCCTCCGAGTATGTTGTCTTCAGATCGACGATATCCCGGTTGCGCCGGTAGAAATCCCTCTCCTGTTTGTCGAGGCTCTTTCCTCTGGCCTTTTTATCGCGGATAGAAACCACCTGTGCATACAGGCAATCTCCGATTTCTTGATAGTACGATAGAAACGAATACCAATGCAGGTATTCCAGCGCCCTGACCTCGCAGCCCGCGATTCGGTTGATAGGTGCAATATAGAGATCAAAGTCCTGCGCCCATGACATGATCTCTGGCTGCTTTCTCTTCTCTCGATTCTCCTGCCCGTGGTCGATGAAGCGGAAGCACTGGTTCAGGGCTTCCTGATAGTCGCTGACGGGCATTTCTTCGAAGTCGGGATAGAAGATGGTCAGCGCCGCTTCCGCCTTATCCCGCTCGTCCAGTTCCCTGTCTGTCAGGGCTACGAGGATATCGAGGATTGCGCGGTAATCAGATTGGATCGCGTATTCTGTTCCGTCGACCTCAACAGAGGTCGGCAGGGAATAGATCACTTTCCCCATCTATCAATATATTTCGCGAACAGGGGGCCTGCGCGTTTTCCATCTATCTGTATATTTCGCAATCCTCGGGTTGGTCTTCTTCTGCTCTGCCGCGAAGCTCGTGTCGATCTGATCGATCACGGCCAGCATGAGGTTGCACCATACTGGCAGGCCGTCGGCCAGCGCGTAGACGTTCATAGTGCCGAACAGGTCTGCGCAGACAGGCTTGGCAAACAGGCCGTCGATCATGTCCCGCATTTCCGCGTCGCGGCGGCGGGCAATGGCGAAAATCTCCTTCTTGTCCGCGCAGTGGTCGACTTCGGCCTTATACGCCTCCTGCTTCCTGTCCAGCTCGTCAAAGGTGTTGAAGATCTGTTCGACAAATGCGCTGTCGGTCGGGTTGAAGGAGACTTCCGCCGCGTCGTTCAGCTTGAACGATACGATACCGGTTTCAAATTTGATTTCAGGCATTGCGATTCCTCCTTACGCTGCGTCTGGCGTGAAGGTAATAGCCCCGTTGGCGCCAACCGCCGCCGTGCCGGTCGTGCGTTTGCCGCCGAGCGTCACGTCGATGGGCATACCTACCGAGCCGCCGCCCTCGCCGCCGAGGCTGGACGGCTTGACCATAGACGCGTCGTAGCGCTCCGCGAAGACTGCCGTCTTGGCCGTTCCTGCGTAATGATGGACGATCAGCACGTCCTGATTCGCCAGCGCAGCTGCGTTCTGCTGCTTGACCGCCAGATCCCAGATCTTCTTCAACGCCGCATCGCCCGCGTCAAGGTCGCACGGGTCAAAGCTCTGCGTGATAATCGGTTTCTTCATGGTGGTTCTGGTCGTTCCAAGGATATCCTTGCTGGAATCCTCCTGCCAGTCATACTCCATGCTGGAGTCTGTGACGCGAGTGCCGAACGGCGCCCAGGCGGGCGTTGAGGACTCGCCGGTGTTCAGATATGCAATCAGCAGCTCCCGGTCGATGGTCTGACCGGCCGTGGTATTAAAAGTAACTTCTGCCATAGTTAAATCACCTCATATGTCAGTTTCATTAGAATTTGATGATCCTCTGTGCCGTCCTCATACCGGGCGAACAGGGCCGAGCGGCTGACAGCTTCCATGCGCCGGACGCGCATCCCGTCGCCCAAATCCGGCGGGTTCTGCATGGCCCAATCCCCGAAGCGGTTCAGCATGGCGTCGCATTTCAGGCGCTTGTCGTTGCTGTTTCCGGGCTTGATGCGGGCGATAATCTTGAATTGATATTCCGCCTCGTGCCCTCCGAGGATGAATTTTCGTGTGATGTACGCGCCCTGAATGGTGGACAGGGCCATACTCGCCGAGTCGGCGGCGAGGAATTCATAATTAATCGTTGCGGCCGGTATGTCGTCGTCCGAGAAGGAATTTGCCCAGATCATCATCTTTCGGGAGATATCCTGTTCTTCCTCCGCAGATACCAGCCTTTTTTGCTTTTCAGCGTCCATTCTTCACCGCCTTGTCCGCTACACGAAGCCATTTATCAAGATTTTCAGCCTTTGACGCCTCGAACCAATGCGATTGCGCCTGATTGTGTCCTGACGTGTTGAACACAAGATTTTTGTCGGTCAGTACCTTTGTCCCGCCTTTCGGCGCGTAGGTGCTTCCGGTCTCCGGGTCTACCATGACTTTCCCGTAGTACAGGAACCTTGCGTATGGGCCGGGATAGATGATCGCATTCCCTTCCACCTGTGTTCTGCGGTCGAGGGAACCGGTCAAGAATGGCACATACGGGGCTGTGTCCTTTCTTGCCTGAAGTGCGACAATATGCTCCGCTTTGGTACACGCCTGCGCGATTGCCTCATGCAATTCATCAAAGCCGTCTGCCTTTACGCTGAATTTCAGCATATTAGGCCCCTCCGACTTCGAAGTGTCTCATGTCCTGGCTTCCAAAGTCCTTCATATCGACCTTTGTGACCTTGTAAACGTCGTCATAGAGCATTTCAAGCGCCTGCTCGGTCTTGTCCGGCTCCACGACTTCACCCTTGATAAAGAATGTCGTTCCGCCGTTGCCGTCCGTGGAGAGCGTCCAGATTCCGCTTTTATCAGTTGCACGCCAGAATTCTTGCGGGCCGACGTAGCGCTTTTCTGCGCCCGTCACGCCGTCTACAGCAACCGTAGAGAACGGAATGTACAGATTCACCGCATCCGCGCCCTCAAGCCCGCTCTGGCGGACGTTGGCCGCCTTGGAGGCTTCCAGCAGAACGCCGCGCAGGACGGTGATGTAGGTTTTCTCCACGTCCTTGAATGTCGCCGGGTCTGTCTCCTGCGAGACGTTGTAGATGGTTACGGTGTGGGGGAACATGGACACGGCCCATACCCCCTCGCTTTGAGTAATCCGGTCGGCCCGAGGTACGCCAGCACGATCTCACGGCGGCGCGTCTCTGTCCGCTGTATATCTGCCTGGGACAGATTTCGTGAACCAAAGCTTCGCGACCAGCCGCCGACCGTCTCGCTTGATACGGGCCTGTCGGTCGTGTAGACGAGACTGTCCAGCTTCCCAGCGTCCTGCTCCAGCTCGGCCAGCGCACAGACGCAGTTCTGGACGGCTTCGAGCTTGTCCCCGGCGGCGGAGCGCGCGCGGCTCATGGTGATGTAGTCGACGTAAGCCGATGCCTTGCGGGCGAGGCCGCAAAATTGCTCTTCATCAAGCGCCGTCCCACGGTACACGGTCGCGTAAAACTCATAATCGGCGTAGATCATGCTGCGCCCTCCTTCCGGTCAGCCTCCGCACCCGTCACGCAGGCGCGGAGGCTCGATTTTACTTGCTGACGTCCGCGCCGATGAACAGGCCGTAAGGATCGGGCACGACCGGGATAAACAGGCCGCTTGCCTTTGTCCAGGTGGTCTTCGGGTCTGGCGTTTCCCACTGGGTAATGGTGATATACTGCTGCGCACTCTTGTCGGTGTACGGACCATAGCCCTTTTCTTCCGGCGTCACGCCCCACAGGCCAACGCCGAAGGAATTGGCCGTACCATTGGACAGGAATGCAACCTTGTCCTCCGGGAAGAAGCGGTACGTCTTTTCCGTGCCATTTGCAGCCTGCGCCTTATAGCGCTGGTCGTTGGTCGTGATCTGGCCGAAGCCGAACAGCTCGGTAAAGAGGCTGCGCAGTTTCTCGGTGGTGACATATGTACCAGCGCCGACCGTGCCGTACACGAGGGTCTGAATGCCCTTGTTGGACGCGAGCTTACGCAGGATCTTCGTACCGACGACCATTTCGCTCAGCGCGTGGCCGGATGCCGCCGCCTGATCTGCGATGGCCTGAAGCTGGCCGATGATATCAGCGTCTGCGCCGAAGTCGATCTTGAAGCCGATGTTTGCGGACGGAACGCCGTAATCTACGGTCATGTTGAGATTGTTTTCCTTGATGGTCATCTTGCCGGTCGCGATAACTTCCATTTTCGCGACCTCGGTTCTGACCTTGACCGCATCGGCCATCAGGCGCATATCGTCGAAGACGTAGCTCACAATGGCGTTGTCAGCGTATACGCCGTTTTCGTTGAGCAGCTGCACCCGCTCGGACTGGTTGATCTTGCGCTTGATAAACAGCTTCTCAACCTCGGTCTTTTCGAGCGCGGGGCGCGTGGCGATCTCTGCCTCGGTGTCAAAGGCGTGGACGGTCGCCATCGTGGGGATCTGTGCGCCGTTTGCGAGGCGCAGGTACTCGGCCTTGAGGCTTTCGGTTTTCTGATCCGGGAACAGCCGGTCTCCGAGGTAGGCCGGGCGCGCGACGGAAATGTTCTGCGAGAAATCCAGACGGTCAGCGTCGGAAATCAGTTCAAGAATGTCAGGCATGGTGTTTTTCCTCCTTCTTTAGGGTGTAGTCCACACGGGGTACAGGGTCACATTGCCGGTCATTTCGACCTTGGAAACAGCTTCGCCGCCCTTAGACGTGCTCCAGCCGGTCTGGGTGTTGCCGCTCTTGGTCAGCGGATATTCGGTCGAGACGTCGGCATAGGAGCCCTCTGTGTAGACGTTCTCGTCGACGGGCGGCGTGCCGCTGCCGTCGTTTTTGTCGTAGGTCACGGTATAGCCGCGCGTGATCTCCGGCGCGTCAACAAATGTGAAGCCCTTGCCGGACAGCGCGGTCTTTGCTGCGGAGGCCAGCGACAGGCGGTCTGCCAGCACACGGCCCGCGACCATCACGGAGCCGGGCATATTGCCGTCCGTCACATCGATATCCTCAAACACGATGCCGACGGCGTTCGAGTTGTCGGACGGGAACGGCGTACCGGCCTTTACGATCTTGTACTTGCCGTCCTGCACGCCCATCGACGCGGGGATTTCACGGGTTTTCAGGACGAGGCCGACTTCGCTTTCGAGGAAATTCGGCCTGACTTCTGCTTTTGTGTTTACAACGATAGACATTTTTCAAATCACTCCTTGTTTGGTGTCTGCGCAAACTGCGCGTTGAACTGCTGCGCGTACATTGCGCCCTTGCTCTTTGCCGCCGGTGCGCCGCCCTGGCCGACGGGCTTGACAAATGTGGGCGCAGGCTTGCCGGACTGGAACGCGGTCGGGTCTGCTTCGAGCTGGGCCTTGTGCCACTCGTCGAAGCCGGTCAGCTCGCCGTCTTTCAGTTCAAGGTGCTTCTCCTTGAGGTCTGCAAGGTAGGCTTTCTCTGCGGCTTTGGAAGAGAACTTGACGCCCTTGGCCGTGATCGCGCGGGTCATGGCGTCGGCGTAGTCGCGGCTTGCGAGCTGCGCCTTGTAATCCTCGGTTTCCTTGGTGTACCGGCCCTGAAGTTCTTCGAGCTGCTTGCGGAAATTCTCAGCGTCTCCGCTGGACTTCCGCAGGTCTTCGATATCCTTGTCGCGGTCGGTCAGCTGCTGCCGGGCGGCATTCAGGTCTTCTCTGGCCTGATCCGCTTTCTGCTTCTCCCGTCCAATGTCCCGGCTGTTCTCGTCGAGGATCTTGTCGACGGTATCCTTATCAAGCCCCAGCCCTTCCAAAAAATCTCGCTTCATAGGTTCTCCTTCACAGCTTCGCTTTGTTCTCGCGGGTCGCGTCCGCTGCTGCCCCGTAGTTTAGCGACTTCGGGCCGGTCAAGATTTGATAAAACAAAAAGAGCCAACTACTAAGAAAACCTCAGTAGTTGGCTCATCGTGCCATTCCGCGCGCTCGATTGCGCTGCGGTATCTGTATTATTTTTTCAGCTCTTCCGCCTTGATGATCTGCGCCTTGACTGTCCCATCCTTCATGCGTTTCAGTTGGACGCGGAATCCGGCGGCAAGCGCCCGCTCGATGGCGGCTTTCAGTTTTTCGTCGATCATACGGCGTTCCTCACGGGATCAGGTCTACAATGCCCTTCGCGGCATTATAGATCCGCTTCATGATCGCGTTCTCCTGCAAGTATTCAAGCCCCTGCAGCGTGATCTGAATCCGGCGCTCATTCCTCAGGTGCATTTCGCCCGTGACGTCGGTATAAAGCTCCGCGCCCTTGATAAGCCCCGCGTCCTGAAGCATTTCCAGATACCTGTAGAGACGTTCTCCGGACACCTGCATGGAGTCCAGGCCGAAGCTCTCCACGCTGAACGCCGGAAGATCCATCGCGCGTTCCAGCGCAGACAGCATTTTATAAATCGCTTTGAAGTTGTCCATTTGAATTTCCCCCCTTGCATTTTTTGTGAGAGTGTGGTATAGAATAGATAAGAGCCGGTCGCTGTCCACGACCCCTTCCCAGAAGGGCGAGATGGTGTGTCGGCTTCTTTTTTTATTTTCTTTTTACGATTCTCTGCACTTTTCCATTTCGGATTTCAATGATCTCATCAACCCACTCAGTATCCTTTCTGGCAAATATTTTTTCAATTTGCGCATCTATTGTTTTTTCGTCAAGCTTGGTCTTGGTGACATCCAGAATAAACCGCTGCCCCTGCTTGGCTGCCTTTTTCACACGATTGAAAATCGTATTTCCCCCGGCTTTTTCTCCGAGCGTTTTCAGGTCATACGCTTCCCCTCGGAAAATATAGTCCGGTGTGGACACCCCCTGCGGATTATTGACACGCGGAACTAGCCCAATTTCGCCGCCGAATTCCTTTTCAAGGAGTCCGGCAATTTCTTTTTCGTGCTCTGTGTGGTCAAGCACGACATTATGCCCGTCGACCTTGTATGTAACGCCGTTTGCAGTATACTCCTGCAAGTCCTGTACAGTGTGGCTGTTCGGAGTGGCCTCCGCGCGCCACTTTTCCGTTACGTCGGTGTATCTCGGCTGAAAGCCGGCGCTTTCTGCTGGTTCTGTGTTGGTCGGAGGTTCCACCCGCTCAACCGTTTTCGCTTTGCTGGCCGCAGCCTCGGATTTTGCGTCTGTATACAGAACCCTTGTCCGCTCCGGCTGCTCTGGCAGTCCTGCTGCCTTGCTGAAATCATGGTATTTCGTGTTCAGGCGGCGCAGCTTGGCTGCTGCGGCGGTCTCCTTGTCCTTTTGTCCGGATGCTTTATAGGCGTTTTTCAAACGCTTCTGTTTGCGAATCGACCGTTCGAGCCGTCTTTGCATTTGGGTCGCTTCGTACGCGGTATATTTCTTCCCGTCAAACTCGCAGCCGAGACCATCATCAATGTGTTCCAGCTGCTCCTCGGAATAGGTTGGCTCCATGACGCCCGGGATATAGGCGTGCTTATAGTGTCGGCAATTTGCGCCGGTCAGGCCGTCTACATAGCCGTAGCCTGTCGTTTCCACAAAATCTTTGTACTGTCCAAGCGGGTCAGGCTCCCCGTTCTCGCTTTTGTAATAAATGCGCCCCTGCCAATCCTTGTGGCTCGACCACGGGGACGGGCCGGGCTTGTCTCGTGCGCCGGAGTGGGCTGTGATCTCAAAATACCGGGTATCCAGATATTCCGCCGACTGGTCGGAATACTTGTCGCAGATTTGCGCCACGCCCGTCATAACGGCCCGGCGGGCGGCCACGTCGATTTGATCTGTGTGTCCGCTCTCATAGTCTACGACTTTGATTCCGCTTTCTGCCAGCTGCTTGACGGCGTTGGCAATCGCCTGATTATAGCTGATCGCCCCGCTCTGAATTTGCAGCGTTGACGAATTTAGGGCCCACTGATATGCTTGCGCAGGCGGAAGCATTCTCTGGCCATTGTCCACTAAAAACCCCAAAGATTGCGTCAGATTTCGGAATTCTCCGAGCGTCTGCCTGCGGATCGCGTCGATATCGGAGGCGTCTACCAGCCGGTCAGGCTTCGTTACATCGGCCAGCGTAATAAGGTCGTTGTAATATCGCCGGTTGCGCTCCACAACATCGTCGAGCAGCTTGTTCAGTTTTTCTTCGCTGACGTCCGCTGTCTTCTGGATGGCCCTTTTGATCTTCTTGAGATCAATGCCGTGCGACCGCAGCGCCCGGATATCCTGAACCGTTACTTCGTTGAGCTGATCGGCAATTTTAAGCCGGGAACAGACTTCATCCAGCAGCGTATCTTCCAGCGCACGGAACAGCTCCGCGAGTTCTTCCGGGAGGGCGTCGAGCAGCTCCGGACTGAACGGATACTTGACCTTTCTCATTCGACCTCAGCCGGGGCATTTGCATCTGTCATGTCCTGCGCCCTCGGCAGCATTGCCTTTGCAGTCGCTTCGTCCTCGCCGTACCATTTTGCGCGGTATTCCCAGTGGTTCATAATTCCATCAGCGAGGTCAAGCCGGTCGTTTGCCCGCTCTTGTTCCTTCTTCTCAGCGTCGTCAAGGATGGAATCGCCCCAACTGTAATCGGCGTTGTACGTCCCGGCAGGCGTGAGGTTATAGAGTGTTGCATATGTATCGAGCGCATAGAGCAGGCTGTCAAACGTGTGTTCAAGCGCCGTCTGGATACTGTCAATTAGCACATATTTGCGCTGCTTGCTGTTGCGGATCTCCGTCGCGGTCTTCTCGACGGTCTGCGGATCGGAGATATCGCCATAGGCCAGCCCGACGTTGAACTCGATGCGGCGGAGCGTATTCTGGAACCCTCGGTAGATTGCTTCATCGCGGATCTGCGGCTCGATGTACTGAAAGAATTCGCCGGACGGGGAGAACGGCCCAAGCTCAAACATACGCTTGTTAAACATATCCGCAGTCGAGCTCGTGCCGTCCATCAGGACTTTGCGCTCGCTGGAACGGTATTCCCAGCGCAGGCGCTCCCACTGCTCGTCGGCCTGCTTGATAAGCTGCACCGTAGCCGCGTCTCCGTAGACGGACATTCCGCAGGGGCTGTTTGCGTCCGTTGTGTTGGCCGCAGGCGGTCGGAAGTACGCGAAGAGCGGCCCGCTCATATTCTGGATCGTGATTTCCGGCTGAAGGTCCGCCCATTCTGGGACGGCATTCAGGGGTGCTTCCGCGCCGACCGTGCCGGAGGTGTCGCTGTAATATGCTTTATTGCGGATCGTATAGGTCGTGCCGTCCAGCTCGTGCGATTCGAGGCGGATATAATACTTCCCGCCCACTTTCGCGGGCTTGTCCCGGAAGACGCCTCCGATGCAGCGCCCGGCAGGGTCAAATTTCGTCGGCTGGAACGCCGCCGCGCCGGTCACGTCGACCAGCAGCTGCTCACCGTAGATATACGGCTTAAATGCCACGCCGCCGAGCGCAAGCCCCAGTTCTAAGGCGCTGTGAAAATTCTCTTCCGCCCGCTCAAAGCAGTCTTTCAGATAATCCGCACGGGCGCTGCCGGTGATGTTAGCCGTCAGCTCGGCCAGCGTCGGTCGCGCGATCTCCCGGCAGATCGCCGCCGGAAGCCCGACAGCAATGACATCGCACGTCTGCCAGGGTGGATTTCCAATAAACATCGCGTACCAGAGGCTTATATTCTGCTCCATCTTCTGGCTGACTGCCGGAGATACGCCGAATTCCCGCTCGGCAACCGCCTGCGGGAAAAGCATATTCCGGAACCACCCTCGAATGTTTGTCAAAAGGCTCATTTCTTGATTTCTCTCCTCAAAACGGTCATACAGAAATAGCGAATCGCGTCCATGCAATGGTCGTTTTCTTTTATCACGCGGTCTTCTCCTGCGTCCTTGTCCCAGCTATAAAGGCCAAATTCTCGAAACGCATTTTTGCAGCTCTCGTGAAATTTGATGATTCCGCTTTTGATGCAGGCCCCCGTGAATCGAATGCCGTCCAGCACGGCGTTGTTTGCTTTCCATACAGAAAACTTTCCGTGCCGCCGGATGCACTCGGCAAAGGACGCTGCCGATGGGTCGAGCACGACACGCTCAATGCGGTATCCGTCCGCGAATGCCTCTAAGTCCTGATAATATTCCTCATCGGTCTTCTGCCGCCCGCTCTCGCGTCCGCTGTGGTAATATTCCTTCTCCATGACGGCCCTGCCGCCATATTCCCGCCACAATGTAAAGACGGTAGGGTTCTGTGTGCCGTAGTCCGATGAGATCCAGTACCGCCCCGGCCCGCCCCGCTCACTTGCGACGTTGCGTTCGCGGTCGAACATCGGGTATACGAGGCCTTCGGCTATACACCGTGCGCCAAGGATATCTCTCCTGTACCAGATACTGTTTACGTCATACTGGCTTTCAATCTCCGCAAGCCGCGCATCCGTAATTGTTGCGTTGTCGCGGATGGTGAAATGCTGGTAGTTGTACTGCCCGCCGAGCCGTTCCGGGAATCTATCGATGTAGTTTTGATAGATCCAGTGCCCAGGCGAGGACGGGTTTAAATCCCAGAACACACGGCGCAGCCTTGCGGCAAGCTGCCGGTTAAATGCCTCTTTGATCGTGTCCTCGTGGTGCAGGTTGATTTCTGTCGCAATCCACATTCCGTATGAATTGCCGCGAATTTTCTTGAAACTGTCCGCTTTTGCCCCGCCCGCGAAGATCACCACATAGTCGCGCCTGTGAGATTTTATCACAAGCGCCTCGTTGCCTTTGTACTTCGTCCAGCGGCAGCGTCCGCGGAAAATATACTCGAGTCCGAATCCATTCGCGTCTCCGATGTTCAACTTCGCGTTGGCCGCCGTGGAGCCTGTCGCAAGGTGTATTCTGTCCGGCGTGCCCTTTTCTATCAGCGCAGCAAAGGCAGCTATGTTGTCGATGGTCTTGCCCGCTCGAACGGCTCCCTCTGCGACCGAGATCGTGCAGCGCATTGCGCGCTGTATGTACGCCTTGTGTTTTTCCCCAAACACGGGGTTGATGGTCCTGGTTTTCATTCAATCCCCGCTTCTTTGAGATAAGCGTCCGTATCCTCCGCGTCAATGGATTCTTCCGGCTTGTCTGTCTGGCCGAGGTACTGCTTCCCAAGCCAGATTGCCATTGTCGCATTGTTTTCAGCCAGCCGCCACTGGCTCCGGCGCAGTGAAATTTTCCCCGCTCCTCGCTTTTGCTTAAATACCTCGGAAAAACTGGCATGATAGGTGCGTTTACACCAACTATCCAGTGTTTTATCAGTCACACCAAACCAGCCGCAGATTTCCTCAAGCGTGCATTGCAGGCCGCATAGATTCTCGAACTGCTTTTGATCTATTTCCTTTCTGGGCCTTGCCATACGCGCCCTCCTTTCTCTGCTGGCGTTTGATAAACTTCTCCATGTCCCGCTTCAAATACGGGCTGCTGGTTTTGGCTATAATCGCCCGTGCTTCTTCAATCGTCATTCAGCAACACCGCTTTCTTCCCCGTAAACTTCTCCCAACGGTCAACAATGACATCAGCATACTTCGGATCGTACTCCATGCAGAAAGCGTGTCTGCCATTCTGCTCCGCCGCCATGATCGTTGTGCCAGAACCAGCGAACAGGTCGAGAACATTCTCTCCCGGCTTGCTGGAACACTGCATCTGATAGTCAAACAGCTTAATCGGCTTCATCGTCGGATGCTCCGCAGACTTGACAGGCTTGTCGAAATTCAGCACAGTTGTCTGTCTGCGGTTCTTGAAGAAATAATGCTTCTTCCCTTCTGTCCATCCGTATAGGCAAGGCTCGTGCGCTTCCTCTTCAATCTCGCTCTCACCATACAGGCACGGCTCATGTTTCCACTGGAAATCCTGTCTACCCATCACAAGTGAGTTCTTCACCCAGATCAAGCACTGCCGGACGCGCAGCATCGCGTCTTTACACGCGCCGCGAAAGTTATACCCCTCGCTGTCTGCGTGCCAGATGTAGAACGGAGCACCGGACTTCATAACCATCGCCGCATTAGAAAACGCATCGGTCAGGAATCTCCTAAACGCCGTGTCTTCCATGTTGTCGTTCTTGATTTTACCGGCGGTGCCCTGATAGTCCACATTGTACGGAGGGTCTGTGAGCAGCAAATCCATTTGTGCCCCCCCTACGAGCGTCTGTACGTCTGTCAAAGACGTGCTGTCTCCGCACATAAGGCGATGGTCTCCGAGCTGGTACACATCGCCAAGTTTACTCTTCGGCTCTGCCGGTAAAACAGGATCGTAGTTGTCTTCTACAACTGACGTGTCGAGTTCATCACGCAGGCCCCAGTCAAAGTCAAACGCCGACAGGTCAAGACCAGGCAGCTCATCAGCCAGCAGGTCAAAGTCCCAGTCGCTCTCGTTGCTCTTGTTATCCACCAGCCGCAGGGCGTTCACCTGCTCTGGTGTCAGATCATCCACACAGACGCAAGGCGCTTCTTCCAGGCCCAGCTTCTTCGCCGCCATGGCGCGGCAGTGGCCGATTACGATCACGCCATCACGATCAATCACAATCGGTTGCACGAAGCCGTACTGCTTGATGCTCTCCGCAACGTTGTTGATTTGCGTCTTGTCATGCTTCTTCGCATTTTTCCCGTATGCAGTAATGCTGGAAAGCTTTCTGTTTTTTACCTCCATGTTGTCCTCCCCATCACGCCCGATCACCGGCCAGCAACCTCATTCTTTCGTTCTCGTGTCTCCGTGTGTGAATAAATATATTTATTCACACCGGAGAACACGAGAACAGGAGGAGGAGGTTTCCGCAGAACGCTGCGGTGCCGATGAAGAAGGGCGTAGAGTTGATCTCTACGCCCTTATAGTAAATGTTAAATTTGGCTCTGGGACGCAGACTTTTTCATAAAAGCCCTCTTTTTTGCCCCACAAGGCGAATAAATTGCCTGTGCCATTCCTGCGCGGTGCGTTCGGATACATAAACCGCCATTGCAGCGCCCTGTAAGGTGTGCGTCCGCTTCCAAAGAACCAAGTCTATGAGCCGGAGTCTCTCCGCGCCGTCAACGAGCCGTTCCGTCTCCGCGATTGCCTCCGCAACGGCAGCGCGCTCGGCCCTCGTCATCGGCCCGCCGCCCTTATAGCTGCGAATCATCCATTTTGCATAGGCCCACCAGCCGTATCGCGGCGTGCTCATCAGTAATGTTGCCGCCCTTCGCGCTTTGCGCGGTTCGCATCGTGCAGCGTCCGCATACAGCCCCGTGTCGTTGCATATCTCGCCGCGTCCTTCGATTGCTCCTGCTTGTACCTGTCCGCCTCCCGGCGGAATGCTATGTATCGGGTGCAGTCCGTGTGACAGCCGGTGTGCCTGTCCGCACAGCCTTTGCACGGAGCCTGCACCGGTGTAAGCCCTAGATTTCCCTGCATTCGTCCACCCTCACACATACGCGCTTGCCGCCCACCTCGACGACATAGCCCGTCCGGTTTGACCTGTATTTGTATTTCTCGGCGGGATAGACCCGCCCGCAGACAGGCCGCATTTCTGGATATACCGGGATCGAGCACGTGATCAGGATCCGCACGCGCTCCGCCCGGCCCATCACAGCGTCCCTATGTGCCGTCCAGGCGCACGCTTCGCTGCAAAAATTATATTTTGCCTTGTACTTGGACGGTGCGCGCATAAACGTTTTCCCGCAGGCATCGCACGTCAGCTGCATCGGCGGTCTTGGTGGCTTTCGCTGCGTCTTGCTCATAGCTTTACCCCCTTTATGTACTTGTCGAAATACGTCACGGCGACCGCCATCGCCGCCCACATATCCGCCGAGAAACCGTAGAAGAAACCGGGATGCTTTTTCGTCCCCTTTCCGAAGTTCGGCTGGCCGGGCGCGTAGCGGTCAACGAGAGCCTGCCGGATGTTTGCATCTTTGGCAGATAGCGAACCGCACAGATCCAGCTTTTCTTCCCGGCGGAATATCCGCGTCGGCCCATATCCAGCCTGCCACAATATCGTCTGCCAGAACCGCCCGATCCAGACGCAGGTATCGAAAACCTCTTGGCCTACCGTCATGCCCATGCCCGCGATCATCTCGATTGCAACGTCATAGCCGTTCCCGTAAAGCTTCTGCGCGATCAGCGGCAGCAGCACGTTGTTCTCGATCTTCCCGGCCTCCAGCACGCGGCGAATTTCTTCGCCGTCGTGCTCGACCACCACATAGCCGGATTCCGTATTGCCGGGGTCAATCGCCAGAATTGTGCCCATCAGGCCACCTCCTTTGTTCAAAGTCTTTGCATTCCTCTCCGTAAAAGTACATCCGCTCCAGTACTTCCTCGGAGAACCGTTCGGCCTTGTGTTTCAAGCACCGATACGGGTAAACGTAGTTCTTTCTGTATTCCAGATTCTTGCAAGTTAAGCAGCAATCCTGCATCAGCTTTCCTCCTTTCGCGCTTCCACGAGCAAACCGCAGTCCGCTCATTCGGCAGCTCCATCCATCTTCGCCCCGCAGTTGGGGCAGTATTTGTAATTCAGCAAGCTCACGTCATCGTCCGTCTCAAAGCACCACTCTTCGCTGCAAAGGGAGCACTGAATTGTTGTGAGGCTATTCCAGTCATCATCTGCTCGCAGCCATTCCCCATGCACCACCTCCGCAACGTTGGCGGCGGGCTGACGCAGCAGGAGCGTTTTCACCCGCTGAGGTGTCCAGTTCGGATTTTCCGCGTTGCAGGCTTCAAAATCTTTCAGCGCCGCTTCGCGGCTGATGTATTCGTCAGCCATCTTCGTCATCTCCAAAGTGCTCGTCGTATTCTTCTGGCGTGATAAACTGAATATCGTCACCGGTATAGCCAAGACCGTCGAGGCACATCAGCTCTATCAGCGTATCTTTATTGATACACTTGCACAGATCTTCATACGGGATCGTGTTTTTTGACTCGAAGCTCATCTGCGCTCCGAACTCTCCTCGGACGGTAAAACACACTCTGTTTTTAATCATCCTTCTTTCCCTCCATTTCCTGAATCGCCCGCTCGGCTTCAGCGCGGGTCAAAAATACGGTTTTACCGATGTCCTCACGATATTCCGGCGTAAACCATGTGTCTGCAATTTCCAGATCCGGTTCGTCCGGGTAATCAGCGATTTTGTAGCGGATTCGATAGACTTTTGTACCCAGCTTGCACGGCAGAATCAGGACGCGCCCGTCTCTGTCGGCTTCGGCAAGCTCGCGGATGTGATGGAGCAATGTAAGCTGCTCAGTCAGCGTTTTTGATTCTTTCAGCGCGTAATCAAACAGTTTCCCCAGAGCGGTTACTTCCTCCGGCTCAATCCCCGTGTCCTCGTAGGCCGCAAGTCGATCTGCCATCTGAACGACTTCGGTCATCGTTAAGTGGTACAGACCGTGCCCATTTACCGAAACACAATCTTCATTCCGGCTTGTCAGTCGCTCCATCGGCATCCTCCTTCCCTTGGATTTCACGCAAAGCCTTCTCTGCTTCCTCGCGGGTGCGGAATACGGTTTTGCCTATGGAACTTTCCACGCATGGGCAGAACGGGTACGTTTCAATGTCCCACCGTCCCTGTATTGCGAAGTATTTCATTCTCCTTCCTCTGGCGCTTCGAGCTTCATAAAACAGCCCCAAAATGTTTGGGATTTCTTCCCGCTTCGGTGCCCGAACAGCGGACGTTCTCCGATTGCTTCCCACACTTCCCCGGACGGTATTTGCGTTTCCGCCCATTTGAATATCAAAACGCCGTCCGGTTTCAGCACGCGCATACACTCACGGAAACCGTCATGCAGCATTTTCGGCCAGTCTTCTCCCAGCGCACCGTACTTTTTCCGCAGCCAAGCATTTTCTCCGACGTGTTTCAGGTGCGGAGGATCGAAAACCACAAGTGAAAATGTTTCATCTGCAAACGGCAGGTTCGTGAAATCGCATTGTATATCCGGCGCAATCACACATTGCCGTTCAGAATCATTCTTCGTGCTTTTCCAGATTCCAGTGTATGATTCGCGCCTGCTATCGCAATACACTGCGGCCGGATGTGTTTTGTTGAACCAGATCGTGCGGGAACCGCACGTAACATCAAGAATTTTCTTTTCCATTGTGTGCCTCCGGCGCTTCCGGCAGCGGCATCCAGTGGGTGATTTCCACTGCATCGTCCACCAAATCAGAAGCATCTTCCCCGTATTCCGCCAGCAGATCGAGGACTACAGGCGAATCCCAATACCATCGATCCCTGTAAAAACAGGCAGTGCCAGAAAACGGAACGTCCTTTATTTTTTCATAATACGGTTCTGGCGCTCTGTTCACCCACACCACGTTTACAAGCAGCAGTTCCGCTGGCAGCCTATCCTCCACACTGATCCACTGCGGCACCTTCTCCCGCAGCGCCGCGTTCTCGGCGGTCAGGCGCTCGATGAGGTCAGCTGCGTCCAGACCGACCTTATCAACGTCGCAGCTTGTCCATGTGTCCACTCCCAGCTTCTCTTTTTGCTCGGCTGTCAGCTGCTCGGTCTTCCAGTATGGGCATTTTTCGCAGTCTCCGGTCGGTCCGCCCGGTGTAGACGTGCACCGCAGCGCCTGCACGATCTCTTTTTTAGTCATATGGCTTCTTCCTCCATTCCTTCAAGAACCATTTGTCCCGGCAAAACGCCGTCCTCCATGGTTCGTTCTAAGTCCATCGGTCCAGCTCCTCCATCAATGCCTTAAAAAGCGGGTATGCCTGCTGCGGCACTACAGCGTTTCCGAGGCATTTAAGTCTGTCCACCCTTGCGGGAATCCCATGAGCCACTCTACCCACGTCGGGTTCAGCCGCCCAGCAACGTCCGTCCGCAAGCTCCTGTGATTTTCCCCACCGTGCGTCCCCTGCGCATCCGCTGCGCATGGCATCGTAAACAGCTTCATTGCCACTCTCTGCGTCAGATTGCATTTCCCCGGATCCTTTTTCCTGCTCGGCGGCACAGATTGCAGCGTGTCTTTGTATTCGTTCGCACGCGGCGTCGGCCACAGCCCTTTCGTCCGGGCTAACACGTGCTCCCGCAGATTGCTGACCCCCCCATGTACGCCCTGATTGCTCGTAAATGTCGTTTCCCCGGCTGCGAGCAGGTTGATCCTCTTTTCTGATGCTATCGTGCAGCCAGCCACCGTCGGTGTCGGCCACATCTGCGATGCCGGTGAAGAATACCCTTGATCGTCTGTGCCAAGCTCCGACAGCCGCAGCCTCAAAATTAAACACGACGACGTGAATAGCCAGCACGCTCCAGATCCTTGACCACCTGCCCGGCGGCAATCTTGATGATTCCAGGAACGTTCTCACCGACAACGCAACGCGGGCGCAGCTCTGTGATAACTCGGAGCATCTCCGGCCAGAGGTATCGATCATCCCCTTTGCCCTTTTGCTTTCCAGCCACGGAGAAGGGCTGGCATGGGAATCCGCCGGAAATAACGTCAACTGTTCGTAGGCCTGTCCGCTCATAAAAACTCTCCTTTGTAAGCGTCCGGACATCACGCCAGCGCGGCACGTCCGGCCAGTGCTTTTCCAGCACCTTCGTCGGGTAGTCGGCAAACTCGCACTGCCCAACAGTCGTAAATCCGGCCCACTCGGCAGCCAGATCAAGCCCGCCGATCCCGGAAAACAGGCTCAGATGCGTCAGCATTTTGTTTCCTTCCCCGTCGGCGTAAGCTTCGCCAGCATGATCTGCCCCAGATCCGCCACGTAGACCAGCCGCCCGCGGCTGTACACTATCAGCTTGTCGCCCTGGATCTCCATCCGGTCGGCCTCGATGTTCGTCAGATCGTGGCAGCAGTCGCAAACAAATCTCATGTATTATCCTCCTTGTTTTCCCCAAGCATTCGCTCGACTGCCTCCAGCTGGAACGCATCAAGTTCGTCCCCGTGGCGCTGCACGCCTTGCTGCAATCGGGCAGCGCCCTTTGACACCGGCCCCATCACCCTGTCCACAGCTGCACGCTCTAACGGATTCAGTTCGTCATGGTGCCCCTGCACGCCGTAGCCGGGCTTTGCAGCGCGGCCAAGCGCCGCAGGGCGTGTGCTGGCCTCTTTCAGCCAGTCAAACACGATCCCCTTGTAATTTGCGGCCATAGATCGGCTAATCACGTCGATCATGGCTTCCTCACCGTATTCCTCCGCGGCTTTCGTGATCTGCGTAACAAGGCTTTGCAGGCCGACAGGCTTATACTCCTCCCGTCGTTCGCCCTTGTACGCAACCCATTTTTCAACTGCTTCGCGCAGCGTGGGGGGAAGGGGGGAAAGAATACTGTCCTTGTCCATGTCCATGTCCTTTTCCTTTGTCCTTTTCCTTTGTCCATAGCTTTTTTTGCTTTCCTCGGAAAGCATTTGCTTTTTTTGCTTTTCGTTGCTTTCGTCAAAAGCATTTGCTTTTTCGGATTCAGGCCGACCGCCCTGCTTTCCTGCCTCGCTTCTGGACGCGGAGATGGCTTTTTGAGCCGCTACGGATTCGTCAATGTCCCGTCGAATCGCAGGCCAAATGAAACGCTCACTCCCGCTGAACTCTGGCTCTGCTCCCGACTCGCGATAATCCATCGCGGCCAGCACCAAGCGCCCCACCTCAGCAGCACTGTACGCCTCGAAATAGCTCCTGTAACTCAGCCACAGCTTGACGTATTCCTTTTTATCTCCCATCCGTCGGCCCTCAGAATGGAAGCTCGTTTTCGTCGCCGATCTCCATCTGCGGCATATCCGGCGCGGAGAACGGAACCGGCGTTGTGCTCGGCAGCGGCTTGAACTCCGAAGAGGCCGGTGCAGCAGCAGCAGCATTCTGCCCGTCCCGCTTGCTGTCGCCGAAATAAACGCTTTCTGCGACGATCTCCGCCGTCTTGCGCTTATTCCCTTCTTTATCCTCCCAGTTGCGGATCTGCAAACGGCCAGACACGACGGCCATGCGGCCCTTGGAGAAATACTTGCTGACAAAATCAGCTGTATTCCGCCATGCGACAACATCAATAAAATCCGTTTCCTTCTCCGCGCCCTGCGCCGCAAAATCGCGGTCGCAGGCAAGCGTGAAGGATGCAACAGAATTTCCGCTTTGCGTCTGCCGAAGCTCCAGGTCACGGGTCAGGCGGCCCATCAGGACGATTTTATTCAGCATTTGCGTTGCCCTCCATGACCTCACCTGTAGTCTGGTCAACAGGCATATTGTCTACCATTTCCGCATCTGCGACAACAGTAGGAACGCTGAACATATCGTCGCTGATCTCCGTCTTGACCGTGCTGTCCTGTGCGATCTGCCGAACAAATTCGGACTTCATCGGCGCGTATTTCAGAACCTTTTTCAGAACAGTCTTTTTTGCCATCTCTTCGAAGTTGGTCTGCCACGGGCCGGAACCGTATGCCTTGCTGTACTTCTGCGCATGGGCGCGAACATCGTCCAGCGTCATGATCTCGAAGCCGTAGCCGCCGTCCTTTGTCTTGAACATGGCCCAGACGTTCACCGGGTCGCCGCGATCTCCGTTAAGCTTCGGGATAAATTTCAGGATGCATTCTGTGCCATACTCGGCAATCAGCGTATCGTTTGAGTGTCCGACTTGTGCTTGGATCGTCTGGATCTCGCCGGAGCGGTATGCAAGATCAATCATGCCTTTGTACCCAAGCTGGAACTGACATTCAAGACGGTTCTGCTTCCCGTTCCAATACGGGATCAAGTATGCCTGCCCAAGCGGCGTGTTCGGCTCCAAGCCAAGCTGCGCGGCAGTCATCATCGCGCCGAGGAAAGATTGCGGTGTACACTGCGCCAGTTTTGGATTCGTGGAAAGCGCGGAAAGCGTGATCCGCGTGAACCGTTCCGGCGTCATAACGGAGGGAAGCGCTTTCTTGATCTCACCCTCCATCTGCTTGATATACTGCTGCATTGTCGGATTTCCGCCGCTCTGTGCCTTCATAGCTGTCTGCGCGGTTGCCTGCTGGATTTTGTTCATGATTCTTCCTCCTGTTTCATTTCTGTAATTTTGAATGGCCGGGCCTGCACCGTTTTATAGAACGGCGTCAAATCGATATCCGGGTATGCCTCTTTAAAGGCTTTTGGCTGGAACGTCTGCCTGCTTTGCTGCTTCCAAGATACATTGTAGCCGTTGCAGGCGGCCCGCTCTGCCGTGCCCATATCGATCTTGATCGTGTTTTCAATCTCGCGGCTGCGCTCCGCCAGTGCCGCCGCCTGACGTTTGATCTGCATATACTCAGATAGCAGCTGTTCGCGTCCGAACAAATCAAGCTGTTCGCCGCTGCTGTCGGCATAAACCGTGCTGATCGCGTCCGTCGTCGCCTCCGAACCGTCCGGTGCAGGCGGGGTGTCTTCCTCGACGCACCGCCAAAAAAGCTTCTCCGCCTCCATCAGCGCGGAGATTTCCGCCTCATCGCGCTCGAGCGTGTATGTAAAGAATCCGCGCCCGAATACGAGAACCGCCAAATACCAACGGTCAAGGCCAGTGACAGCCAGATAGTGCACGCACTGGCAATAATATTTCTCCGGGAAATCCACGCCGTTGAACTGCCGAATGTCAAGCGTCGAGGTTGTCTTGCATTCCAGCCCTGCATTTTCACTGGAAATTCGCCTGTCAATGTCTGCGTGCGCCCACGGATACGCGGGGTTCCGAATGATGTAGTTGCAGCGCCGCACCTTTTTCCCGGACGCTTCCTCAAAACGCTTCGCAACATACTCCTCAAGATCTCTGCCAATCCGCATAGCCTCTGTGTCTTCCTTTTCCGGAAGACGCCCAGTCTTGTCCATCCATACCGTGTACGGGCTTGCAAAGCGGCTCATGCCGATAACAGCCGCCGCGTCACTCCCGCCGATGGACTTTCTGCGTTCCTCCAGCCATTCTTCGCGGCTCATCTTCGCCGTGGAGATTGTATCGAGCATTTACCCCACCTCCACAAATTCCCCGTTCTCCAGCCGATACCAGGTATCAGACTTGATCTTCTCGCCGTCGGCAATCGCTGCCTTGACTGCAATGATCGGATATGTATTTCCGTCCCACTCGCCGCGCTCGACGCAGCAGATCGCGCAGCCAAGAGCACCCATTGCTTTACATTCGAGGCCGGCCGCGAGCGCCACACCGGCTTTCCCTGTGGCGGAGGCTGCGCCCAGATAGCCTGTGGCGGAGGCTGCGCCCTGATTGCCTGTGGCGGAGGCTGCGCCCCGATTGCCTGTGGCGGAGGCTGCGCCCCGATTGCCTGTGGCGGAGGCTGCGCCCTGATTGCCTGTGGCGGAGGCTGCGCCCAGATTGCCTGTGGCGGAGGCTGCGCCCTGATCGCCTGTGGCGGAGGCTGCGCCCCGATAGCCTGTGGCGGAGGCTGCGCCCTGATCGCCTGTGGCGGAGGCTGCGCCCAGATAGCCTGTGGCGGAGGCTGCGCCCTGATTGCCTGTGGCGGAGGCTGCGCCCCGATTGCCTGTGGCGGAGGCTGCGCCCTGATCGCCTGTGGCGGAGGCTGCGCCCTGAT